AGTAACTGTATTGAGGATAGGAGCTAAGAGTTTACGGCTAATACGTTCTCGTGTGACGATCTCTAGGACTTCACCGTTGCCATCCCTATCTACGACATACCTATTCAATGGATATAGCTTAAGTCCCTTAGGACCCATGTAGATCAGAGCATTACCGCCTACTACCAGATGCTTAAGAGCTTGGTGTACGGTAACGCGATCACTAGATGCTGCTATAATTTCCATGACAGACCTCTCCATCTTAGCGAAAGAGATATCAAGGTCTGATCGTGCCTCTGCTGGTAGATCTACACCGATCTTTGAATCATCGATCTGTAGCTTAAAGAAGCTGGTTTGGGGAGGCAGTAGAGCTAACATCAATTTAGATGCTAGCGTCACCACTCCCTTAGCACCAACGCTTTGCCATGGTGTAGTCAACCTAAGGTTTGTTGAACGTCCTACATCGTCATCCTGTTGGATGAGAGTAGGGAGTGTCAACTGAGAGCACTGTACAGCTGTGTCGAGAAACGTGGAACGATACTTACTTAGATAATCGTATCTTGTTTTAGCTGACATTACATACCGCCTCTAAAGGATCCAGTTGGGTTTACTCGTGTTGATCCGCCAAGGGTTTGCGCTCCGCGACCAGCTCCTTTACGGCTGCTACCTTTACGCCTGAAGCCAGTAGCCCAGTTAGCAAGGTCAGCACTGATACCCATATCAGGAGCTTGTGTGTCTATTGTAGTAGGAGCCACTTCCTCAACTGTTGGTTCAACATCAGTATTATTACCACCAGGAGGCCTGTTGCCACCTGTTTCTAGGTCAATCGGGTTGAGTATCTTTGTCTTAGGAAGCTCGAACTGCTTACCAACACCAGATACAGTCAACCTACCACTAGGCATGGCGCTCATACCTCGTGGAATAAGTGAACCCATGCTGCCGGTAGTACCAAACTCAGTAGCCCTACGCTGCAGTTCAGTTCCAAGACGACCAGTTCCCATTGCAGGACCCATGATCGAACTGAGGTAAGTATTGTAACCAGTGGGTGACTGCTTACTTGCTTCACGGATGAGCATATTGCTAGCAGCAGCACCAAGGTTGATGCCAGTCTTATCATTAGACTTTAGGTTTTTATTAACCTGGTCTAGTTTTTGGATAATTTGACTGCTAGACTTGCCAGTTGTATCCGCAATAAAGTTCAGTTCTTTCTTAGTAATACCATCTGCACCTGCAGCCCTAATACCTTGACCAAGGGTCGTCCTAGGTTCTTCCCTACGTTGTGGCATTGGTGTGGGCTTAGGTGCTTCTCTACGTTGCTCTTGTTTCTTAGCCATTGTTCTCTTCGTTGAGTTGGTGTTGAATCCACTCGACCACAGAACGTTGGCCAGAGCGGTACATGATTAATGAGTGTGGATCATCCGGGTGGGGATTAAGTGGTGGGAAGTTCTCTTCTAGTTGTTGGAGGAGAGAAGTAAACTGGAGACCATGGGTCTCAAGCATACTGAGGTAGGTTGGGGTTTGCATGTTCAAAGAAGGCAGGCATACGTGCTCGCTTTGTATCAGAAAGCTCTGGAGCCTTCCCTTCATACATCAAGCGATCACTGGCATCCAGCCAAAATTTTTTGTCCAGATATTTGTTGGTGGACGCTTTCAAAGGTGACATAACCCAGTTAATAGTAGCCTTACGCAGCTTGTCAAGGGAAGGGCTGATCTCCAACCCTAGCTCCTTACACACAAGGCTGTTAGCAGCTACGTGAACCTGTTCGTCACGACTGATGTCGGCGCTTACGGTTCTGAGACCAGCGTCACCATTAAAGCGGAAGAAAGGGAGTAGTACGAAGAAAATTGCACGCTCGGCAACAAGTGCCTTGAGGACCGTGTGATCAGGATGCGCTTCCCAAGCATCCCTAAGGCGCTTTGCTTCGGCTTCAGCAGTTTCGTCAACACCCAAAGCATTGGCGATGTAACCGAGAGCCAGGTCGTGGTTTTCTTCGTCTTTGACATTAGAGCGCAGCAGGTCTGCCGATAGAGCTGGAATCTCACTAAGGGCATCTTGAATGAAGCTACCAACGGGGAGTTCCATGTGTCGCATAGCGAGCGCACGGTAGATGGTTTCTTCAGAGCCTGCACAAAGTTCACCTGCTGTGGTCTGGACTGGTGTCCAGGTACGTTTACGATTTTGTAGTTTTTGATAAGGGTTCA